GGAATGGTCAATGGAGCGGCTGTTGTCGCAAAGCGATAAGTGCCACTTGGACTTGTGACCCGCACAAAGTCAGCGTAGCGAATGTTGTTCGTGTTTTGAACTGGTGGGATATTATTCACAGCACACTCTCAAAAGCACTGAATGACCCCGCCCACTGAATGAATGAGTCATTGGTTATCGGAATCAAAGTGTAGGTCGGGTAGTCACGCAAGATGACGGGGAAGGTGACTCCAATATAGGATGCCCCACCCAAAGAAATCGTTGTGCCGTATTGCCCAATGACTGCCGCCACAGGCGATGCTAGTGTGCCAATCAGGTTGCGATGGACGGGAATGGTGACGGTTGCCGCCCCGCCTCTCTGGACATCTGCTGTGGCAATGTAGGCATACCGCCCCACTTGGCAAAAGTCACCCACTCTGACGATATAGGCACTTGATGCAATAGATGGCAAGTTGCCCAGCACTAAGTTCTTTGCCGCCGAACTGGTTTGCCACTGGCAAGAGGCAATTTGACCACTGGTCATGTCCCCTTGGTATTTGATGTAGTTGACCCAGCCTGTAGAGCCAAAGTTAAGGTATTGCTCCAAAGCCTTGTCGGGGATACGCAAGGAATTTAGCAGTGACCTGTTTTCGGAATACCGCAGGTAGTTCATGGGCTTCATGTCAAAAGCAAACGGCACTACCGTGATGATTTCTGAAGTGCTGATACGCTGGTTGCGGGACACCATCTGACCCACAAAGCGTTGGTCATTGATGCCCACAGATTCCGAGATAGATAGGATAGTAGTTAGACTCATTTTTTACCTCGATTGCGGGAGTGACCTTGTTGCTGACTGATTGGCAGACCAAACTGCCATTCTGTTCTTTGCAAGGAACTGAGATGCCGTCTGTGTGTCGATAGCACTCATGTTCTGGATATAAGGTCCGTTGTAGTTGATTACCTGCCCGCCCATGCCCATGTCCCCGCCCAAGCGTTGAGTTGGGATGATTGCGCCCCCCGCTTGAGGCACAAACAACTCAGGACCATTCTCGCCCACCATATACGGGATGCTCTGTGACACTGCACCACCACCTGCTTTTGCAGTGAAGCCAGCAAACCCCATGCCTTTGAGTGCCGCATTGAGAAGGAAAGCCGCCTGTGCTTTGAGTTGGATAGCAATCAAGTCTTGAATGATTGATTTGGCAAGGTCTTTAAACGATAACTTGCCTGTCCGCACAAAGTTGTCGATGGCAGAGTTCATGTTGCCAACCACTGAGTCAAACATATTGCGAGCCACATCTCCATACCTTTGGACATTCTTGCCAAAGTCACGCAACGCCGCCTCCCAGCCAGCCGACCAAGACATGGCTTCCTGTTCGTCAAGTGCAATACCTTCTAAGCGAATTTTTGCCTCTTGCCGAGCAAGATTTTCCATGTTGTTCAATCGCTGGACTTCTGCTTGGTATTCCTCACTGTTAGTGTCTTTGCGGGTTGTACGCAACACTTCTCGCTGTTGCTCAATGTCACGCAAGCGCATGGTCAGGTCAATGCCCTGCTGTGCCCTGCGGATATCAAACTCAGTCATGTTGCGAGCATTGTTTTCCAGTTGAGCGGCTTGAATAATCAGGTCATTTCGCTTGACCATGAAATCCAACTCTTTGCGAAGCAACTCAAGACGGATTTGTTCTTCTTGGTTGATGATTTTGACTTGCGTGTTGTAGTCAGCCATGACTGCTTTTTCACGCTCGGCGAACTTCGCAATTGCCTGTTTGTATTCCCAACTCTCTTTGTTGATGTCTTTATTCTCTAGTTCAAAGCGTTGACGCTCATGCTGAATCTCCATGACCTTCTGCTCCATTTGCAGTTGGGCACGGTTGCGTGCATATTCACCTTCTGTGGTTTCACGCCTTTGAAGTTCTAGGTTCAGGCTCTTTTCTGTCTGGATGTTGCGAGCCTTTGCTTGGTCAATTTCAAGGTAGCCAAGTTCTCTTGCTTTGTCTCTTTGAGCGTTCAACAAGTCAACCCGTGCTTGGTGCATTTCATTAGCACGGTGCATCTTGAACTTGTATTCTTCTTCGATAAGACCCCGTTGCTCTGCCGTCAGGTTCTCTTTGGCAAGGGCTTGGGCACGGTCAGTCTTTGCTCGGGATTGTTCTTCTTCTTTTTGAGCAATACTCTCAGCCACTTTGAGTTGATGCTGACTGCCCGAAAGCATGGCTCTTTGCAAGTCAAGGCGTAGCAAGTCATACCGCAACTGCTCTTTGACTTGGTTGAGTTTTTCTCGCATCATGGCGGCTTGGTTGCCGCCTTCTTTGCCGCCTAGTTCCTCTTTATTTTCTGGAGCGGCTTCTCCTTGACGCTCTAGTTTGCCTTCAGCGTATGGTCCTTTGGGTTCTTCTTCTTCACCACCAAGTTGAGACATTGCCGTTGCGTAAGCCGCAATAGCCGCCGCACCCATTGCCAAGCCTTTGCCACCTTTGAGAGTTTGCAAAGCCACACTAAGTGAGATAGTGCCTTTGAGTGCAGTATTGAATGCCTTAAAAGCCGCAACCAGATTAAAGATTTGCCCAACCACCACGGCTGAACCAATCGCAATAATGGCGGCTTTGAACTGGTCAACAGTTGCCACTTTCTGAGTGGTGAATGGAGCCAGCAACTCTGCAATGGCAATCTTCAAGTTGAACATGGTTTGCGTCAGGGAGTCACCCATCGCATCCCACTTCTTCAGCGATTCAGCCTGACGGTCAAACTCTTTGGTTGACCCCTGCAAGGCTTTGGCAATGTCATCTACTGACTTTCCAAGACCAGCCTTGCCAAGCAATTCTTTGATGTTCTTGACCTTCTCATACGAGTTGCCTACTTGGGACAAGCCTTCGTATACCCGCTTGATTGCTTCGTCAGGAGAGAGCCGCTTCAACTCAGCGAATGAGATGCCCAACTGCTCAAACTGGGCAATGGCAGTGTCGTTGCCATCTTGGGCGGCGGCAATCTTTGAGAACAGTGTGCCAATAATGGTCTGAGCATCTTCAGCCTTGCCACCAGCCAGCATCAGTGCATTTTGGAATTGAAGAATCTTTCCAGCACTGACCCCTGTGGCATCAGCAAGGTCTTGCATTTTGCCAGCCATGTCAAAGATGGCGGCACTCATTGCCGCAAGCCCTGCCACACTCAAGCCAGCCGCACCACCAAGGTTGGCAAACAGTTGCTTGAGATTATTCATGTCTACGCCAAGTTTGGCGAAGGCACTTTGGAGGTCTTTAGCCTCCTGCTTGGCTTTGGCAGTCGCTTTGTCCCACTCGACCGTGACAAGACCAAGTTTTACGGTTAGTGAGCCGATGACCGCCATGACTTATCCTTTCTTGCGCTTTTCAGCGATGTCTTCAATGGCTTGCCATACTGACCAACCAAGCCGAGATTCCACTCGGGAGATGTTAACTTCCAACGCAGGGCGCAGGAATGGTTTTGCACCGTTGTGAGCGTTGCCAAACTCTTGCGATACGGGAGCGGGTGATTTGTTTGACCATGTTGCCCGCAACTTGCCCTTGCTGTTGACTGTGTAGTTCAGCACTGAGTCTGAGCGAATGGGGCTTGCTGTGACCCGAGCAAGATAGGCTTCACCAGCATAGCGTTGCCCCTGCTTGTCCCGAGCCATTGGGCGGTGGACTTTCATGTAGATGCGGTTCGCCATCTCACCTGTGTCTTTGGGTGCAAATGACTTGGCATCCTCAAGCACAGGCTCCATGGCATACGCCATTGCCTTGCGCCAAATGCGGTCTGTCTTGGCTTTGCCAATCTCCTGACCCAACTCATCCATCTGTTTGATGAGTTGGTCAAAGCCTTCCATTTTGAATACTTCACTCATCGCTTGAACCTTTCTTTTGAAAAGCCCTTCGCTTGGGCAATGTATCCCAGCAGGGAGTTGCTCACCTGCTCATTTTGTGTCGGCTCATTGTCAGGGTTTTGCCAGTATTCGTTAATCCACGGAAACAGGTCATTTGATTTGTATGCGGGAGTGCCTGACGGACGGATGTAATTGAAAACACCAGCCGTCAGAGGGGCTATAGAGTCAAAGACTGCTCTGTTGCCAAGCATCCCGTCTGCATACATGACTTGAATCTCCGTAAAAGTTTCCTCACTAATTTCACTGACTGACTTCTCCGTATGTCCATTGAAAATCAAAGCGGCGGTGACTTGCCTACGGAGACTTCTCCTTAGTTTTTTTTTGTCGTTCGGTAGTCAGGGGAAATTGCGCCCTGAATAGCATCGACAATCTCTTTGACCACAAACTCAGGGAACTCAGCAAAGATTTGCTCGTAGGTTTCCGTCACAGGTTCGTTGGTTTCAGAGAGTAGCAAGTGGAAGTATTCCTCCACTTTCAATTCCTCCATCGCTTGCAGTTGGGCAATTTGCCGCACCGAAGTCCCATCCACCAGCAGGTCATCATCAGTCATCACCACTGTCTTGCTTTTCTCATTCAGTGCTTTGACGAAGTCTTCACCACCGTCAAGCAAAGTCTGACGCATTGGGGATGCAAGCCGTTGGTAGATTTCTTCTACCTTTTCAGGATTGGGAGACAGGATGCGAGCCGTGATTTCTTCCATCTGTTTTTTCAGAGGGACACGAACCCGAAGGTCAAACTTGACCTCTCCAAGGTCAACAGTGATTCTGCGGACAGGCAGTTCGTCACTGATTTGCTGGATGTTCTTGCCGAGTTTTTTGCTGATACTCATTCTGCGTTTCCTTTTAATAGTTTGGAGAAGATGGCGTTGTTGAGCCGCACCACATAATCGACCACTTCTTCAGGCGACATCTTGTCTGCATGAATCTTGGAGATTTCGTAGGCGAGGTGAATCCCCGCAATGCGTTGTTGCGGGAATCCAAACCAATTCTTCTGACCCGTCTGTGCGAGGGTCACTAGATAGGAAAGCAGGTCGTTGCTGTTTTGTATTGTCGTCATCGTGTAAAAAAGCCCCCGAAGGGGCTTCCTTTATGGGTTAGTAGACCAGCCGTAAGAGTTGCCTCCAACTGGGTGAACGGTGAAGATAAACTTGCCTTCAGCAGAAGGAGACATATCCCACTGCAAACCACCGACACGGGCGTTGAACGCATACGCAACAGTGTTCGTGCCATCGTAGACAGCAATCACATAGGTGCGAATGGTTGTGCCACTGTAGCCGTCAGCACGAATCTGCAATAGAGCGGCATCAGCAGGATTCCATGCGGCAGTGATGGTCAGCGAAGTGACTTGGTTTTGAGTGGTGATTTTTGCACCAGTGCGAGCACCAGCCACTGAGTAAGCGGCAAACGCATCATCTGCACCGAAAGCAGGAATCGCCTCTACAGGCACAGCGTAGCCAGCAGTACCAGTACCGCCAGCGGCAGTGCCAATAATGTCAGCGACTTGACCTGTCCAAGTTGCCAGTTGAGCGTCAGTCAAAGGCGTAGGGGTTGCGTCATCCTGCATCCACAGTGTTGCGGAATATCCCGGCATGACTTTATTGATTAGTGCCATTTTTCGTTCCTTTCAAAATGAGTTGGTCAATCGTGTCTTATGTCGGAATATCCAAGGTGCAGTCCAGAATGACTTGGTTTAGTCCGAGTTCGTTGTCGTAGGTGTTGTAGAGCCAATCCACATCCACTTTCGATACTACGAACCCTGACGCTCCACCAAACTGTCCTGAATAACCATGGAGAGATTGTAATATAGTGTTCGAAATAGAGAAAGCATCCTGCATACTTTGGGCAAAAATGGATACCTGAAAGACAGGTCTATCTATGCCTTTGTTGCTTTGGATTTGACCCGTATAAACGGGCTGGTGGACATTCCTCAACTGCCAAGTGAGGAATTTCGGCTGGGTGGCAAAGTTGCGGTTAAAGACCGCATAGACAGGGACAGGAGCCACCGTAGTGGTCAACTGAGCCTGTATTGCCTCCGCATAATCGACGGGATTTTGCTGTACGCTCATACTGGCACCACAGGGTCATTGCGATAGCAGGTAAAGGTGGCTTTCTGACGGTCATTCGACTCCCGAACATCCGTGATTCGCCAATCCCTGTTTCGCCAAGTAATAGAGTATGCGTCTTGGTCATCCACCATCTGTTTGATGTTGGGGGTGTAGTTCAGAGTGATGCTCACCAAGTCAGTGTAAGCCCGATACCGCTCAGAAATTCTCAGGCTGTTGGCAATGTCGTGAACCAGCCCACGAGTCTCAAACCACGGCGTAATGGTCGTGGTCTGCTCACCGATGGAACTCACACCATTGGTGACATTGTTGACGGTGAGGTTCTCGTAGCGGACGATTGCCATATCACATGACCAGAGGCTTGTAAGGGCGAAGCAACTGCGCCACACCAAACGGAATCTCCTTGAGATTCATGTCGGTGGTGTTGGAGCGATTGTTGTAGATGTGCGTCAAGAGCATCAGACCTGCCTGTTTGATGACGGGGTACTGAGCAATGATGCTGGTGTTCTGAGTGTAGGTCACCACAATCGGGTTGACGATGTTCTGGTTCAAGTTGTTTGGCAACTGGTTCAGAATCACTCGGTTTCCCGTTGGGTCATACGAATACGCTGTGGTTGCCAGTGTGACGGGCACAGTATTGGAAGTCGTATAGACCTCCACCTTGTTGATGGTCACACCAGTTGCACCAAGCCCCACCTCTGGCAAATCCAAGAACCACTGAGTGTTGTAGACACCCAAGTTGGCATAGTAGGTGCGCCATGTAGTCGGGAAAATTGCCATGCCCAAGAAATCTTCTATCGCCATCCGAGTAGCGAGTTCGATGGACTCTAGGTATTGGTCTTGGCTCTCATCTTGGAACAGGTTGAGTTGCTGGGTGATTTCGTCAAGCGTCAGCCATGCCGTAGCCAAATCCCTCGAAACTTGCTCCACTTTGGCGTAGTTGTAAGGGTTGCGATTGCCCGCATAAAACGGGGCAAGCGTCATGTTTTCTACAGGCATGGGTCACCTCTTAAGCGGCAGATGCACGGACACCCGCAAACGGGTCACGGACAGTAGACACAAGCCGCTTTTCGCAGAACATGGTCACAAATCCGGGTGCAGTTTCCTCCATCATTTGGATGCTCATTTCTTCAATGTCAGCAATCGTCAGGAAGCATTCCCAGCATGCCAAATAGATAGGGAAGGTGTTGGACAGATAAGAGTTCGGAATCACAGGCCAGCCAAAGATAGAGCCGACAGCACCGCCCTCTCCGGGTTCGCCCAATTCCAAGAACAGAGGCAAGCCTTGCAAGTCCTTGAGTTGGCGAAGTGTTTGAATCATGGTCGGGGTCATGTGCCATGCCACAGTGTTCCGTGCCCAATACTGAGCAGGAAGGGCATTCGCAATGTCCACCACTTTGTTGTAAGTGATGGTAGTGCCGCCAAGTGACACGGTGGCTATGGTGTGGATGCCATTGGTCATTGCAGAGCCGCTAGTGCCGAATGCAGAGGTTGCACCAGAGACATACATATCCAAGCCACGCAAGCCTTCTGTGCCGCCTGTAGTGGTGGTGGTTGACCCTGTTTGGTCATCGTTGATTGCCATGGATGCACCTTCTACTTGTGCAAATTCCATCGCAATGTCTTCAACCAAACCAGCCTCTAGACCATTGATGTCGTCAAGAGCGGCAATGCGGACAGGCAACTGAGCCGTCACCACACGGGTGGGCAGTTGCCAAAAACTGGTGGCAGTGTTGGGAGTGCCTGAGTTGGGGGTAAAGGTGTAGCCCCACGGGTTGGTCTGATTGGTGGCGTTACCTGTCTTAGCAACAAAAGCCACAGCAGACCTGTCTTCTGTTTTGATGATACGGGCACCCATACGCAAAGGGTTTGCGAGACGGGCACGGGCAAAGACATCATCGAAGTGAGTACGACCGCCGACATCAAGACCTGAACCCGTAAGGGTCGAAGCCTCACGCAGGTCAATCGTCACACGCTCACCAGTGAGTAGTGACTGTTTGATGCCTTCCAAAAGTTTTTCTTGTGCGGTCATATTGAATCCTCTCGTTAAAGAGAGGGGAGCCGAAGCCCCCCTCGCCTGATTAAGCACCCGTTGCGGTAGAACGATAACGGATGATGCTGAACGGGTCTACCACGCTCGAGCACAAACGCTTCTCACCATAGAAGGTGATGAATCCGGGTTGCGTTTGGTCGTAGCGACGAAGAACCATATTCAGACGGTCAACGATGGTATGACCACGGCTGAAGTCACCAAAGTACATCGGGTAGCACGAAGTTGTGCCAGCAGATGCACCAGAGGCAATCGGGCTGTCGAGGTAGGCGTTAACCACCACATCGTAGCCAAGCAGTTTGCCAACGATGCCTTCATAAACCAGCGGAGACATACGCTCAAACACAGGAGTGCCGTTGTCATCTTTTAGACCACGGATGCCAGCAAGCATCAGAGGCGAAATGATGAACTTATTGCCGTTGCTCCAGTATTGTTGCGGCAGGCTATGGAGGAAAGTGATGATGTCTTCAAACGAGACATTGTTTACCGCACCAAAGCCGTTGGTGGTCAACTGGTCATAAGTGGCGATGGAGTGCATACCATCCGAAGCGGCAGTGCCCGATGAACCAAAAGCGGCAGTCGAGATAGTGCCACCAGCGTAGGAAGCATTCGCACCGGGATACGAATCAAGACCACGCAGACCATCAGTTGCACCAGTAGAAGTAGTGGTAGAACCTGCTTGGTCATTGTTGGAAATCATTGAAGCACCTTCTGCTTGTGAGAATTCCACCAGCATATCGTCAACCACATTGGCTTCCAAACCATCGATGTCGTCCAGAGCGGCAGTACGAATGGGGAACTGCACATTCAGGTCTTTGAGGTTCAACTGCCAAATGCTGGTGCTTTCAGTCGTTGCCGCACCGTTGTTCTGAATTGCATAGCCCCAAGCAGGACCAGCATTGCCCGTCTTGGCACGGAACTGATAGGTTGCACCATCAGTGGAGACATTGCGGGAAGTGCCACGCATGGGGTTAGCAAGACGCAGACGGTGGAACACAGGGTCATACGCAGTACGACCACCGATGCCAGCACCAGAACCCGTCAGAGCAGATGCTTCCTTCATGTATGCGTCATACTGGTCAGCAGATTCAAACATTTTGAGTTCGGTCTGCACACGACCATTGCCTTTGGCAAAGTTGCGGAGTTGTTCTGCAACCATGCGGTTTACTTCACCACGAATGGTCTTAGCAGGAGCACGGATAATTTCAGGCACATTGATAGAAGCAACTTTTGCTTCCAGTGCGTTGAATTTTTCTTCGATGTCTGCTTTGGCGGCTTCAACCGAAGTTGCGACTTCTGCTTTTACTTCTTCAATTTTGGACAGGTTGGATGCTTCGATTGCATCAACTTTCTCCAGTACTTTTTCGATACTCATTTTGCGATTCCTTTCTGAATGCGTTTGTCGAGTGCCTTTGCAAGTTCCCGTGCGGCAAGAGCCTCTAGGAGTGCATTGGCTTCCAGTGCCACCGCATCAGAATCACTCTGACTTGGCGTTTTATCAAGTGGCTTGATGACTGCCTCACGCAAGTCAACTGCACGCTTGAAAACCAAAGATGCGGTGGTCGCATCCTTTCTTGATAGACCCGCCTCACGCAAGGTCTTCTCAACTGAGCGGACATTCAAATGCCCAGTGGCATCGAACATCTCCATCCTTTCTTGATAGACCCGCCTCACGCAAGGTCTTCTCAACTGAGCGGACATTCAAATGCCCAGTGGCATCGAACATCTCAAGTTTTTGAATTTCGGCATCTGGGTTGTTCGGGTACATAACCACCGATACTTCACGCAGACCGCCTTTGGTAATTTGAAAATAAGCATCCTCAAAATCAAAATCCATGTCTTCAGGGTCAAGGATGTCGCCTTCAGTATTTACCCAGCACGCCTCTTCGGCGTATGCACCAACTGATACACCGCCGAACATATTGGGAGATTCTTTGAGGATTTGGTAGAGGTCATTACCGCCTACCGTATTGAGATAGAGCCGACCTTCGGCAGTCATGCCGTCATCATCGAACTCAAACTTTGTCCACTCGCCCATCGGCATACCGAGGTCATTGTGGTTTAAGAACATTGGCAGGGGCTTACCTGCTTCTTTGAATTCTTTTGCCCAATCTGCAAAACCTTCTGGCTGGTAATTGAACTTGCGCCCGTCAGCACCTTCACGGGCACCCCAAGTAGTCACTCGGGCTTCAATTCGTCCGCTTGGATTTTGTGCTTCGTTTGCGCCCTGCGCTAGTTTTACTTGCGCCTCGCATACCAGAGTCAGTTTTTTCATGTATCACCCCGTCTTGGATAGATTGATTGTCATGTCGTATCGTATGGGGCTTTTCTAATAGTGGAAGTTTAACACTAGGTTTCTTGACCGAAATTCATTTGGTCAAGCGGTGCACCCTTCAAGAAGTCTTTGGTATCAAACCTGACGCACAGATTGGGGTAGCCACGGAATAGGTGTTGCTTGAGTTTCTGCTCAATGTTAATGACCATCGGATACATGACGGTCTTGTAGAACTCATCCAGCATGGTCTGGGTATTGTTGTACTTCTGGTCTTCAATGCCCAGCATGGCAGGTGGCACACCAAACAGACCGCAGATACGCTTCATGGTCTGCACCTTCAAAGCCGCCGCCTCTGCATCTTGTAGGGTAAGCATATCGATGGGCGTGTACTTCATGCCTTGGTCAAGAAGCATACCCTGACCAGCCTTTGACGGGTCACTATTACGGGCACCCGTCATAGCATTCCAAGTCTCTTTGATGCGGGATGCTACTTCTTTGAACTTGGCATCAGGGATGACTTGGTCAGTAGTGAACATACCCGAGGGCTTTGCCCCGTTCTGCATAATGAAGTTGGCATAGATGTCGATGTCTTGGTCAAGGGCAACCAACTCTGAAGCAAGAATGCCTTTGTTGAAGCCTGACGAGCCTTGCCAAGCGGCTTCTTTGAGGTGCATGACTTGGTGGTAGTCGAGCGGCTCATCTTTTGAGAATCCGTAGGATGGGGTAGACAGACGGTATTGGGGATAACGAGTAGGGGTTAACACTACCGTAATCAGGGTAGAGTCAAGGTTATACATCTCAATCGGAGTCAGGTTCGGGTCTTTCTGGTCTTTCCTCCACCACAGAGTAAATGACTCCCCAGTAATATCCTGCCACATACACCACTGGTACCAGAACTCGTATTGGTTCTGGAAGTTGTTGGGGTTTTGGAGCAGATTCAATACCTGCTTTGCTTTGGCTTTGTCCCTTGCCCCGACAGACTCATCCCGCAATGCGTCAACGAATGTGCCGTCATCCTGCTTGGACATGATGCTCAAAGAACACTGCGCCAATGCCCGTGCTTTAGCCCCTACGCAAGCCATGACTGTGCTGTTACGGGTAAGTGCAGAAATGTCCAGCACCCGCCCTGCAACCGTTGTGCTTGAGGTAGTGACGTACAGCAACTGCTGGGCTGTCTGACCTTTGTTGGCGGTTCCATAGATGACTTGGTTACCCAACTGGAGTTGACCAAGCACCGTGTTGGCTTCATTTTGAGCCACACTTTTCCGCTTAAAAATGTCCAGAATCGCCATGTTTTACCCCACTTTTTTGATGATTCTACTCAGAAACTCCTAAAACCGAAAGAAGAATTCACAAAAGGATTGTCCAGCGAACAGTGCATTGCGATGATAAGTGCAATGATTCCGTCAACTTTTGCGGCTTTATCGGCTTCATTCTTCCTGACTTTAATGTTTCCATTCACATCTGTAAAGACCTCGCAGTTGCCCAACTGCCAGCCCACGAATGGATTGCCGTCATGACGAATTTGCTTGTTGAGAATCAATTTCTCCACAGTTTTCGATGGATTGTTTAGAACCGCCATGCCTTGTCCCACTTTCTTGACGGGCACCCCTGCCTCATACAAACGGGCAACCAATGAGGCGGCGTTATAGGCATCGTAACCCACCTCCTTGACCTGATACTTCTCCCACTCCCCACGAATGTACTCAAAGATTTCTCGGTCATCCATGACGTTGCCCTCAGTGAGGTGCAAGATACCTGACGATATTGCGGTGCGGAAAATGTCGAGGTAGTGCTTGGGAATCAGCCCCATGCTTTCTTCTGGCAGGAAGAACTTAAAGTCAGCCTCAAAGTCATTCTCCCCGTAGCGGCGCAGGGTGCAGACAGCGTTCAGGTCACGGGTGGCGGCAAGGTCAAAGCCAATAAACACCGCCTCTGGTTCAGGCTTGGATTCCTTACGAATACTTACAGGGTCATCCCAGTAGGCTCGGTCAATCCATGCGGCATTGGCAGAGACATAGAGGTTAAGGGTTTTGCAAAGAAACTCATTTAGGGCGGCAGGTTTGTGCCTTGCTTCCTCTGCCCTGCTTTGGATGGCATCCTCAAAGACAGAAATGCCGTGCATTGGGTTGACCTTCTTCCAAGTAGAAGGCTCCCGCCAATCGTCACCGGGGTCAGGGCGGTAAAGCAATCCAAACCATCTAGGGTTATCCCTAGCCTCTCCGTTGAGCATGGCTTCGTACATCGCCATGTCTTCGTAGAACTTGGTGTCCTTGGTAAATGATGCGGTGGTGATGTAGATACGGAGCGGGTTTTGCCGTGCTACCATACCTGAGTGGAGCACCTCGATTGAGTTGCGGTCTATAATTTGCGCCGCCTCATCCACAATGACGCAAGATGGGTTCTTACCGTCACCCGTTTTTTTGGTATCACGGGACAACGCTTTGAACATGGATTGCGTATCCCCTGCCTTAGTAATCTGATACTTGGACAGGGCAAAGTGACCAGCCATTGCTGACGGCATGGTTTCGACAAACCCTTTGGCGGCATCAAAGACAATGGTTGCTTGCTCACGGTTTGTTGCCAAGGTAAACACCTCAGCACCCGCCTCCCCGAACACCAACTCATAGAGGGCTATTACTGCCGTCAGGGTTGACTTACCTGCCTTGCGGGGAATGAATAGTATTACGTCAGTCACCATGCGTTTGGCATGGTCACGCTTTGACCGAAAGCCATATACCGCACAGATGAAGAATATCTGGAAGGGTTCTAGGATGACGGGTTCACCAGCCTGTGGTCCTTTGGTGTGCCGCAGGTTGGTGGCAAACTCAAGAATGTGCTGGGGGTAGTCAGGGTCAAACACCCACTCCCATTCTTGGTTCTCATACTGGTTAATGAACCGCTGGCAAGCCAACCGAATGTCTCGGTTGACGTTGATTTCGCCCTTCGCCACATCGATGGCATAACGGACACCCGTTTGCCAATCCATCTTATCCCTTTGGTCCACGCATCAGTTTTGCCAGTGGGGTGTCTTCTTCCATCTTTCCTGCCGACAGGCGGCTTCTTGGAGTTAGCCCGAGTTCATTCATCAGTTGGATGATGAGTGTGGTGGTCTTGTTGCGAATGGAAATGAGCGGGTTCGGTCCTGGCGTAGAGCCGTTGTTGTAGTTGATGATGAGTGTGTTCTTGCGAATGCTTCTGGTGCAGTGCACATAGGTGTCAATGTGGTCAGCAAGAATGGACAGCACATGCTTGTCTTGGTCATTGCCAATGCCATACACCTCAAACAGAAAAGCCGAAGTTTCCTCAATGAACTTGTCTTTGTCCCAAGCGTCAGGGTTGTCCATCCATTCGGCTTTGGGAATTCTTTTTCTAATACTCTGCGGCAACAAGACAGCCTTCTGCCCTCTTGGGGTTGTCCCGTCAATCAAATGCAACTCAGGCGGCTTCTTGTTCATGTCCTATGTCTCCAAAATTTTTGGAAATTTTTTCCCATGTCTCCAAATTTCTGGAATTTTTTTGTAATAGATTGAGGATAACTATTATACCCCCCCTGTGTCAACTTACTTTGTGGGGAATTGGGT